AAGGGACTCGGACCCTCGGCCTTCCGCGTGACAGGCGGACGCTCTAACCAACTGAGCTACACCCCCTTAATTAGTCTTTGCCTTCGATACTAGTTCCTTTAAAAGGATCCTTTGAAGTATCTTTTATAGATTCTTCTTTTATCTCGTCTGTTGTACCTTTAAATACTAATGATATTCTAAACTTATCTGTTTCAACTGATCTTGCAACATGAGGTATTCTAGCGTCAAATATTACAACACGACCTGCTTTTGGCCAATATGATTTAACTATATGTTTTTCAGGACTACCTGAAAATCCATACGGTGTATTGACTGCTAATGCTCTCATTTCTTCTGTAAGGTTAGGCGTCCATAATTCTATTGAGCCTCCATCTTCTGGTTGCCAATTAGGTGTTAAGTATATAATAGTTGTATATTGATTGCCTGTCCAACCATCAACATGAATAGTACCAGATTGATGTTGATTATGTCCGTTAAGATAATGTCTTATTAAATTAACACCAGGATTAATTTTATCCCAAATCTCTTTTACCCAATCTTGTTCTATTTCATACTTAACTCTTTTAGTATCACTACCACCAAGAGGTATATGTTTATACCCAGGTGTTTTCATTTCTTCCTTATCTTTGAAAGTAGAATACCAACCATCTTGCCAATCCATTTTCATTGCAATATCATAATATCTTTGTAAATCTTTTTCAGATATTGTATTATCAGAAGTTGAATCCCAAGCACGAATAATCTTATGATAATCACCACCAACTAAACCTTCAGCAGGAAAAGTAAATGTTTTACCTGTATTTGGATTTTTAACTTCCATTTTCATACCATCAGGCATATCTTTTGCTTCAACCTGTGTTGTTTTATTATTAGTTGGATCCTTTACATATTCATTCATGTCAACTGTTTTTAATGGCATCTAATTCCTCTTGCTTTTTCATATTTTTCTCAAATGTTTCCATATGAGTATTAAACATTTCTTCCTCATATAATATAATAGTAATTAAACTATATATTGCCATGTCTAATAATGTATCTTTTATACTTTCTTCTTTAAATTTAAAGTCACCATTTTTTATGAAACTAGAAATACGAGAATACTTATCCCCCATACGGACAACCGATCCTTTCCAAGGAGATATTCCTGATAAATTAGATAATCTAAAATTAGCAAATATATCTTCCTTGGCGCCATAGTCATGGCGTTTAGCATCGTGAAGTCCTTTTATTGTGTTTAATAATTCATAAAAACGCTTACTTTGTTCTTCACTTGTCATAATTTACCTAGTGTTAAATGTTTAACTACTCCTCCTTGAGGCACCCATTGTTTATGTTTATTTTGAAAGTCAGCAACTCGCTTTGCTTCATCTTGAAAAGCTGAGGCACAAAGAATACTGCCAGTTGGTTTTTCAATAACCAACCACCTCATTTTTCCTTTATACTTACTCAACTTCATTTCATAAAACATTTTGTTTTTAGAAATATTAGCAGCTGGTCTTTGATTACCAGGAAAAAACCTAGTTCTATTACTGCCTTTCCTTTTTCTCATTTTATGCCTGTGTAGTTGTAGTTTCTGCTGTTTTATCTGTTGAGTTTGCTTTATCTTCTAATAAAGCACTTGCAGGTAAATTAGCAGTTAGGTAATCACTATGATGTTTAATTAAGACTTTCACATTATCAAATTCAGTTGATAAATCTCTTAATCTTTTTTGAAGATTCGAAACTTGAATAACAGAAGTTTTACACTTCTCATCAAGTTTAGTTTCATCATATTTTTTTCCGTCTATGTTAATAGCCATTTTGCTATCCTCCTTATTGTGTTAATTGTATATTACTTGCAGCCATTTTACCACGCTGTTCAGTAAGGTCATAAGATACTGCTTGTCCATCTGTTACCGATGAAATGTTAGCAGCCTGTAATGCTGACACATGAAGAAATGCGTCTTTACCACCTTCGTCTGGTGTAATAAAGCCGAAACCTTTTTTAGCGTCAAACCATTTTATTTTTCCTGTAGCCATTTTATTTCCTTTTTAGTATAGGTCATATTATTATACTTTAAAATCTGAAAATTGACCTAGTTTTTTTTCAAATTTTCTTTCAGTTGTAGGTTGTCCACTATCAACTAAATCTGTTTGTGCTGTTTGTTCAACATCATAAAATCTCATTTTTGATCTATCAACACCTAATATAAACTTTCTATTAACTGTTGGATCATTGTATCTATTTTTTAATTGTTTAACCATTATCTGGTTTTTATCATCTAGTTCTTCACTTGATATTAAAGCAAACATAAAGTCTGCTGTTGCAGGAAGACCAAAACTTTCAGATGTATCTTCAAGACCTACATCACTACTTACAAAACCACCTCTTGTAGTTTGAGTAGCAGAAAAGATAGGTAAATCATTTTCAACTGCCATACCTCTTAACTCTTCCGCAATTGCTTTTATGTAAGTATAACTATTCACATTAGCACCTGCTTTAAATCTTGCACTAGCACATATATTAAGATAATCAACAAATACAATATCTGGTTTAAAAGATTTCTTTAATGCTAATTCTTTTATTAATGCTCTAAAATGTCCTGTATGAGCAGACGCAGTAGGATATTCTTTGATAATTAATTTACCAGTTGTCTTACTTTGTAATTTGTTTATCTTTGTTTCATACATTGAATATGGTAATTCTTCTAAATCACTCATACCAACATTTAATAAATTAGCGTCTATTCTTTCAGCAATTCTTTCTTCAGCCATCTCCATAGTTATATACAATACATTTTTACCTTGTAATAATATGGAAGAAGCAAGGTGTGTCATAAACATTGTCTTACCAACACCTGTACCTGCAAGACAAATATTCAAAGTCTTACTTGGTATACCACCTCTTGTAATCTTGTTAAAGAAATCTAAATCTAATTGTAATCTTTCTTCTTTCTTTTTATAAAAATCATATCTTTCTTTTGTTTCTAGTAAATAATCATGCCCAACTTTTTGGTCAAACGAAACTGCTAAAGCACTTGATAATAATTCTGGTAAATATTCTGGTGTATGTGTTTTATCTTTACCATCAAGTATCTGAATACCACCAAGTATTGCATTATGTATTGCTCTTTCTTTACAAAACTTTTCTGTTGTTTCTACTAACCAATTATAATTAACTGGTTCTGGATTTAATGTAGATAATATATCTGTTATCTTTTTATATTCATCCTCATTTACACTTTTAGTACCATTTATTTCAATTGATAATGCTTCTTTTGTTGGAAGACTATTGTACTTATTAACAAATTTATATATTTCTGTAAATAATAATTGTTCATGTCTATCAGCAAAATATTCCTCTTTAATAAAAGGTAATACCTTTCTGGTATATTCTTCATTATGAATTAAATTACTTAATGTTGTTCTTTCAATTCTTTCCATCTTTTATCTTTTTATTTTTTAATTCTTCATCTAATAATACAACTAATATATCACCGATATGGTTAATAAATTCTTGACTATCTGTATCTGCTTCTATCTTATTTTCTATAATAGTATAGTCAAAGACCATAGGCAATGCACCTTCAGGTGTCTTTTCAGATTCAGGTCTGAATCCTACCTTGCCGTACTTATAAACTATGGATGAAAATGGACCACTAATTAATTTAAGTGCTGTAAAATCCTCACCAGGTTTTTCTACAAACACATAATCTTCCCTATGTTTAGGGTTAGTCGTCTTGTGAAGTTTCGGTATCTTTATCTGTTTCTCCATATTTAAACTCTCTACTACAAACATCATCTAGTTGTTTTAGTATATCATCTGTAAAGTATTTTGTCGGGTCATTATTAATTGTCTTACCGAAAGTTTTAGAGCCATCTGGTAATTCAATTCTAGTAGAAACTTGTTTAAATATGTTATGTTTTAAAGCCAAGTCTAGCAGACCGTAGTATCTATCTAAACCTTTGTCGTAAGTTAATCTAACATCTACGACTTTATTTTCTTTGGTTAGTCTCGATTTGTAATTTTTACAATGTATTATATTACCTATGATTTCTGTGCCATCTTTTTCTTTTCTCTTAGAAAGATAAACGATTGATGACGCTGCATATTTTAATCCTGATCCACCACCCATTTCTTTTTGTGGGAACATTGAACCAACAACATCATAAGTATGATTAGTAATTATTAGAGGCACTTTTGCCTTACCTAGTTTTAGTGTCAATACTCTAAAGGCAGCCTTAACTATCTGTGCCCTTGTCATATCTTTTGTTTCTTTACCTGCCTGTGTATCTTCCATTTCTTTAGTAGTTGATAGCATACCTAAACTATCTAAAACTAATAATAATGGTTTTCGATCAGACGGATCTTGTTCTATGTATCTATCAAGCACTGTTATGGCTTGATGTCTAAACTCTTGTACAGTAGTCACTGGCATGATAACCATTCTGCTACTATCTATTCCTCGTTCTTCGATTATATCTTTTGTCACGGCTGATTCTGATTCAAAGAATATAACACCACCGTCAGGATTTTTATCTAGGAAGTTTTTACACATACCTAATACAAAGAAAGTTTTACCTGTAGCACTTTCACCTGCGATTGCTGTTATTTTGTTTGAAGGCAAACCTCTATGAATAGAGCCGCCTAGTAATGCGTTGAA